ATAGGCAGGCCTAAAATCAGCAGGCTCAAACCAACTAAGAGTTTCCGGAATAGTCTTGGTGGCAAGATTCTCCTTGGGAATCCAAGTAGTTTCTCCATATTTATTTATTACCTGAATCTTAGTATTATCCCTATTGAATCTAGCCTCCCTACTCAAAAAGAATGAAATCTTAGTTTTCATGTCAATTCCATTGCATCCATTAGAGTCGGTCTGCACAATAAAGTCTATTCTTACTTGAGGTACTTTATGTCTGTTTCCTTCCTGACCAACTTCAATCTCACTGATATATTCAGGATCATTCTCAAGTGTTGTATCATAAATCTGCTCAAGTTCTGCTTTAGTAGGATTTACAGCCAGTACATAAACAGGCGCAACACCTATATATCTTTTAATAGATGCTCCCTCCGTAGACTCTTTACCATTGGCAAAAGCCATAAATGCGAAATTAATTTTATTCATTCTAAAATGTAATTTTAAATGTGTTTTATATATTACTAATCATTATCCTGTTCATAATCCTCAATTATCTCACTAGATTCTATAGGTTCTGGTATGAGGACCTCATAAACGTTCTTTTCCTGATTGAACCTTACTGCACTAGCTCTAGGCTCATATTTAGTAACTTTGATGGGTTTTCCTTCCTTATCTATCTTTCCAGTATCTTCAATCCTCTTTTCCACCAGGTATCCACTAGTGAATCCGCCAGTCAAAGATATAACCCCCATCTCATGACCATTAATTTCGTTGCAGACACTCTCATATTTCTCTCTGAGTTCATCAAGTTTAGATTCAATCTTACCCTTCTTAGTTACCAATGGGTTTACATTCTGTGCTACTCTTTTGATAGATGCCATCTGGCGAACTGTTAATTCTTTTGTCATAATTTTTAGTTTAGATTAAAATATTTTCAATAACTCTATTCCTCTATCAGATACATTATATACTCTTGTAATGAAATATTTCTTCTCGAAATGATTTAATGCTTCTAATGTATATTTATATACAAGCATTGGTGAGCACCTTAATGCATCTTTAAGTCTTTCTATGTCTTCTTTCTTCTTACCCCATTCTATACAGTATTCTTCAATTATATTTAAAGAATCTTCAAGGTTGGGCTCTTTGGATAAAAACTTTAATAACCTCTTTCTATCCATAATATTCCCGCATGGCATCTAAGACTAAGTTCAAGTCATTAGGGATGAAGTCCTCTTTGAACATGTCTGCCGGAGATTTAGCCGGTATTTCAATGTTTCCTTCCATGCATCTATGGGTATAGAATCCATAAATAGGCCTCTTATTATCGTCATATTTAACAGAAGAGAAAAGCACCATTGGTACCACTTCCATAGGGTTGTAAGAATTATCTATCATCTTACCTATCGTAGAGGGCTTATAAGAGATTATTACATTGTCTGATACTACCTCCTCACAATGCATAATTAAAAATACGTTAATATCAGACCTTAAGTTCTCAGCTGTCTGTATAATAGACTGAAAATGGGAAGCTATATCTACAAATTTATTATAAGAACTGATTTTAGCAGTCTTAAAATATTCTTTTCTCATTATATATGTTATATCTTCAACTACTATATTCTTAACATAAGAAGCATTCTTACTGATACTCTCCATATAATTTACTATAGTAGTATAATCATCTATATTGAAGAGATTCTTATTATCTTCATTATAGATGCTTTGGCTTCCCTTAAAAGGAAGCCTCTTCTTCAGCACATTAAAGATTACCGTTTCTTTTGGGTTAAGCCCTTTAATTGAAGTGGACTTACCTGTGCCTGATTTTCCTAATATTAAAATTACGTTTGCCAAGATTAACCTCCTTTCTTAATTTATTTAATTTATATTTTGATTCTGATGGTTTTGATATGAAACTAAAGAAAGATTTACTGGTCCTCCTAGATTCCAAAGAATTTATATAGTCATAAACTTTTGATAATTCCCTGGTATTATCAGGCTTAGGAAGCTCATAGAAAATGGAAGAAGCACCATTAAAGAATAAGGGACATATATTTCCTGTTGCCCCATAATGCCTGTCTTCTATTACTTCCATAAATCTTATATAGTTCTTGAATCTTTTAATATCATAGCCTTCATATACAGCCAATCCATATTTAAATGGGCTATAAAGGCCTATTACTATATCTGCCACATTGTTATCTTAGCAGCTCTTTATCTGCTAAATCTGCAGTTTCATTTCATTATATCTGC